TATAATGGCAACACCAAAGAACAAAGCACTATACAATCGAGTAAAATCTGAAGCTAAACGTAAATTTAAAGTTTGGCCATCAGCTTATGCATCTGCATGGCTTGTAAAAACGTATAAAAAACGTGGTGGCAAATACTAATGGCTCAGGGTGGACTACGAAAGTGGTTTGCTGAAGATTGGCGAGACGTCAAAACAGGCAAAAAGTGTGGTAGATCAGGTAAAGAAAAGAAATCTAGACCTTATCCTGCGTGTCGACCAAGAGCTGTCGCTGGAAGAATAAGCAAATCAGAAGCTCGTAAAAAAACAGGGCCAAAAAAAGTCAAATGGTCTGTAACTGCATCTGGAAGGAAAAGAAAGAATGGCTAAAACACCTGCATGGCAAAGAAAAGAAGGTAAATCCAAAAGTGGGGGTTTGAATAGAAAGGGAATAGCATCCTATAGACGTGCTAATCCTGGATCTAAATTAAGCATGGCAGTTACTGAAAAGAATCCAACAGGAAAACGTGCTGCTAGACGTAAATCCTTTTGTGCTAGAATGAAAGGCATGAAGCGTAAACTTACATCTGCAAAAACAGCAAGAGATCCTAATAGTAGAATAAATAAATCATTAAGAAAGTGGAATTGCTAATGGCAAAAAATAAATTAGAAAAACTAGCTGATCAATTAATGGGTTTGACTCCTGATGAGGGTCAACAATTAGGTCTTATTATGAGATCTAGAATGATGCCTGAGATGGCTAGACAACAAGGATTATTACAACAACCAACACCTCAGATGGCACAAATGGGCAAAAGACCAAATCAAATGCCTATGCCAACATCTAGGGATGCAGCAGTGAGAGGACTATTAAGATGATGATGAAAACTAGAATGTTTATTGCTAAACAGTTTGCAAAGAAACATTATGCAGGAGCTAAAGATGCAATGAAAACATTAGGTGCTAAAATAGAATCTAAAGGTAGAGCAATAAGACCTACTTTAGAAAAATACGGTGAAAAAATAAATAAACATGTTAAAAAACATAAATTAAAGTATTCTGCAGGAGCTGGTGCAGCTGTAACTGCTGGTATTTTTAGTCAACATCAAAAACATAAAAATGATGGAACACATGCTAGATTAAAAAAAGAACTTAAAAAGAAAGGATATATATAATATGCCAATGGTTGGAAATAAAAAATTTGCATACACTAAGAAAGGCAAAGCTGCTGCTAAGAAGTATGCTAAAAAAAAAGGCAAGAAGGTTAAGAGTAAATACTAATGAGAGGTAAAATGATGAAAGGTAAAGCTATGCTTACAGCAAAACAAAAAACTTTACCAAAAGCATTACAAGATAAAATTATTAAATCTAAAATAAAGAAGAAAAAGAATGGCAAAAAAGCCTAAGTTAGGATCAGGAAAAAGATTTAAGCAACTTGCTGCTAAACTAAAAAAACAAGGTGTTAGAGATCCTAAAGCATTAGCTGCAGCTATTGGTAGAAAAAAATATGGCAAAGCTAAATTTCAAAAGATGGCAGCGAAAGGAAGAAAAAAATAATGGCAAAAAGTAAAGAGTTAGTACCTTATTCAACTATAGGATCTTTTGGATCAAAGATTAGAGTAAGTGGTCAAAAAATTAAAAAAACTGGTAAAAAAATTTTATCTAAAACTACTGCTGAACAAAGATTCTTAGGAAAGACTTTACCAAAAACTTTATTTAAAGTAGGTAAATTTGCATTTATGAATCCAATAACTGCAACAGCTGCTTTTATGGCTCCAAGTGCAATAAGAGCTTTAGGAAAAAAAAAAGGACTTAATTTTCCTCAGTATAGACAATATGATAAAAAAGGTAGAAAAATTTAATGGAAGAAAAACAATCTAATCATGGTGGCAAAAGAGAAGGTGCTGGTAGACCTGTAGGATCCAAGTCTAAAAAGCTGTGGAAATCTATGGAGGAGATGGCAGAAAAATATAATCATTCTCCTTTGGATTATTTGCTTTCTGTGTTAAACAATCCTGCAAGTAGTCCTGAAAGAAAAATGTATGCAGCAGAAAAAGCTGCACCATATGTTCATGCAAGACTTACATCATCAAACACAAAAATGAGTATAGATGAACCAGTCCAAGTCAAAGTCCAATGGGAAAAAGAAAATAAAGATAGTTGAAGTACCCTATAGACCTAGAGAATATCAATTAGAAGTTCACAAAAGCAGAAAAAGATTTAGCGTTTTAGTTTGTCATAGACGATTTGGTAAATCAGTTTTATCAATTAATGAATTAATTAAAACAGCAGCTGACAAACCTAGATCATTATGTGCATTCATTGCACCTACATATAGACAAGGTAAGTCAATTGCTTGGGAATATTTAAAATTTTATACACAACCACTATTAAAAATAGGTGGAACTAGAAATGAATCAGAACTAAGGATAGATTTATTTAATGGATCTCGTATACAAATATTTGGAGCAGACAACCCAGATTCTATCAGGGGGTTGGGATTTGATGCAGTTGTACTTGATGAGTATGCTATTATGGCTCCAAGAGTATGGACAGAAATTGTTAGACCTGCTGTAGCTGATAAATTAGGATGGGTCCTTTTTATTGGTACACCTATGGGGCATAACCAGTTTTGGGAAGTATATGATTATGCTTTAAGAGGTCATGATGATTGGTATGGAAAATTATATCGAGCATCAGATACAAAAGTAATTCCAGTTGAGGAGCTGGAACAGGCACGTTCAATCATGACACCTGAACAATATGAACAGGAGTTTGAATGTTCATTTACTGCAGCTGTGTCTGGTAGTTATTATGGTCGATTAATAACTAAAGCCGAGAAGGATGGTAGAATCGGCAACGTGCCTATTGATGACAACGTAGGTGTTGAAACATGGTGGGATTTGGGAATAGGTGACTCGACTGCAATATGGTTTGCACAACGAGTAGGGCAAGAGATACATCTAGTTGATTATTATGAAACTTCTGGTGAATCTTTAGCTCACTATGCAGATGTATTGAATGAAAAAAATTATTCTTATACATCTCATATTGCTCCTCATGATATAATGGCTAGAGAACTTGGAACTGGTAAATCAAGACTTGAAGTTGCAAATGAACTTGGTATAAATTTTGATATAGCTCCAAAACTAGAAGTTGATCATGGAATTGAATCTGTTAGAAATGCATTACCGTTTTGTTATTTTGATAGAGAGAAGTGTAAAGTAGGATTAGATGCATTACGTCAATACAGAAAACAATGGGATGAAAAGAACCAAGTATTTAAAAACAAACCTCTACATAACTGGTGTTCACACGCAGCAGATAGCTTCAGGTATGGATGTGTTGCAGAACCAATAGACACAACAGACTGGGATGCACCAATTAATGTAGATACAAAATATGTAGTATGAAATCAAAAGAAGAAATATTAAGAGTATTATCAAGTGAAATACATCAAGCATCAGGTTATATTGGTGGTGAGCTTGTAGCAAGAAGAAAAAAATCATTAGAATATTATTTAGGAATGCCTCTTGGTAATGAACAAGAAGGGCGTTCTCAAGTTGTTTCAAATGATGTCCTGGACACAGTAGAAAGTTTAATGCCTTCTTTAATGAAGATATTTACTGCAGGTGATAATGTATTTGAATGTGAAGGTGTTGGCCCTGAAGATGAAGAAATGGCTAGACAATGTTCAGATTATTTAAACTACATCTTCTATAAACAAAACAATGGATTCTTAGCTTTATATTCTGCATTCAAAGATGCATTGATACAAAAGAATGGTATCTTAAAAGTATTCTGGGATAACTCACAAAAAACAGAAAGAGAAGAATATACAAGATTAACTGATGATGAGTTTAATGATCTTGTAGAAAATGCTGAAGTAAAAGTTACAGCACATTCTGAATACGAAGAATCTATCACAGATGATAGAGGTAAAGAGATTGATAAAATTAAACTACATGATGTAGTTATTCATAGAACAAAATTATATGGTCAAGTTAGAATTGAACCTGTACCACCTGAAGAATTTTTAATTGA